CTGTAATTGCCGCTGTAGTATGAATAGAATGAAGCAAGAAGCTCTGAAAAAGGAGAGCTGTAATGAGAGTAGAAACACAGATCAAGTTGGATCGCTTCAAGCCCAGGAGTTACCAGCTCCCGCTTTTTGATGCAGTAGAGAACAAAGGGTATAAGCGCGTACTTCTTATCTGGCACAGAAGAGCAGGCAAGGATGTAGCGGCATTCAACTTAGCTATTCGTGCTGCAATCCGTACACCACAGGTGATTTACTACATCTTTCCGACCTATTCACAAGGAAGAAAGGTTATTTTTGACACTTTGACGAATGACGGAAAGAGGATGTTGGACTTCATTCCTTCTGAATTGATCCAATCCATGAATAACCAAGAACTTAAAATACGCCTGATCAATGGGTCGTTGATCCAAATCGTCGGCTCGGATAATTACGATTCTCTTATGGGTACGAATCCTAAAATGTGTATTTTTAGTGAGTATGCCCTCCAGGACCCACGTGCCTATTCCTATCTGCGTCCAGCGCTCACGGCCAATGATGGCGTCGCTGTCTTCCTGTCCACGCCACGTGGCCGCAACTCGCTATTCGATCTCTACCAAGTTGCATCCAATTCTCCCGATTGGTTCTGTCAGAAGCTTACAGTATTAGACACTGGAGTCGTTTCGCTTCATGCAATAGAACGAGAAAAGCAGCTTGGTGAAATGTCAGAAGACATGATTCAGCAGGAATACTATTGTTCTTTCGATCTTGGTGTTGAAGGTTCGTACTATGCCAAGTACATCGACCGGATGCGTGTCAAAGGCCAGATCGGCATGGTGCCATGGGAGAATGGGTTCAAAGTCCACAGTTGTTGGGATCTGGGTGTAAGAGACTCAACAACCATTATCATGTTTCAGGTAATCGGCCAATCAATACGCATAATAAACTGTTATGAAAACTCTAAGGTGGGATTAGAGCATTATGCCAAGGTATTGGAACAGATGCCGTACCAATGGGGACGCCATATTGCCCCTCACGATATCCGGGTGAAGGAATTCGGATCGGGTATGACTCGTCTGGAGAAAGCTAAGTCACTTGGTATCAACTTTACTATTGCGCCTAATGTAGGAATCGAGGATGGGATCGAGGCTGTACGCTCTGCTTTGAGTAAGATATGGATCGATGAGAAAGCGTGCGCACCATTGATCAAGGCCATGGAGAACTATCGTCAGGAGTATGATCACAAGCGCAAGGTATATTCAGCACATCCACTCCACGATTGGTCTTGTTTTGTAGGTGATACTTTGTTATTGACGCGTAACGGAATGCGTCAGATAATGGATATTAAATCTACAGACTCAATTCTCACATTAGAAGGATGGATGCCATGCAGTCGGGCGAAGAAAACGGGAATAAATGTTCCGCTTGTGGAAGTTGTGTTCAAAGACGGTACGAAAGTGAAATGCACGCCGGAACACAGATTTCTCCTGAAGGACAACAAATGGATATCTGCAAAAGACCTAACGAACAATTCCGAGATCCGATCATCCTTGACGAGCTCACACAATATTTTTCGGGAAGCTTATATAGATTGTTCCCTGGCGAACGATATTTTAGTAAAGGGGGATCGCGCTTGCATCGCGATGTTTGGAGAGAAGCATTTGGACAAATTCCAGGAGATTGCCACATTCATCACCGGGATAGCAACACTTCTAACAATCAACTCTGGAACCTTGAGTGTATCCCAGCAAGTATCCATATGGGAAAGCCTCGACCGAATTGCAAAGGATTTAGTCAGAAAACTCGAGATGCTGCTGCGGAATGGCACCGATCGGATGTTGGCAGATTGTGGCATAATCGCCAAGCTATCAGGCTTCAGGGATGGACAAAATGGAAAAGAGAAGAAAGAGACTGCCTCTATTGCCAGAAGCGATTTGAGTGCCTTATTAGAAAGAATGGACATGAGCAGAAGTTTTGCCACGCAAACTGCAAGGCCTCTTATTATCGAAAGCGTAAACTTGCTGAAGGAAAGATCGGATGTCTATTGTATAAACGTTCCGGATGTTGAACATTTCTCACTTTCCAACGGTGCTATAGTCCATAATTCTCATTTTTCGGACGCAATGAGATATCTTGCTGTTTCTCTACCTAAACTGTCCGACGGAGCTACTGGAGAAGATATAGATAGAAGATATAATGAGGCGCGTTATGGAAGCAATTACAATATGCCCGCTGTGTTTCGGGACGACTTGCCGGAGATACGATGAAAAGTGAATGTTCTTGCGAATGCTATTGCCCTTCTTCTTGTAGTTGTATTCAACACGATGACTATTTTTATATCTTATGCACTAATTGTATGTTCAATATGCTTTATAGTATGACTTCTACTATGTGGACAAGGAAAATAAATAAGCTCTCTGATTGGCTCGAAGTCTTACGGAAATCATTTAACCGGAGATATAAAGCTCACTTGCATAAAACTCTCATAGTATTGCCTATTCATGTACTGCCTGAAAAAACATTTCCCTTCGAGCCGGACATATCGAAAGATGTACCCATTAGAAAGCTCGGTAATACAGGATTAGATATAGGCCCTGATCAGAGTTTATTGCCAGAAAAGAGACGCAAGAGGAAACCTTCAATATTCGCGTATGCAGTAAAATATAATGGTGCATCAACGAGAATAAGGATGTGATGAAAACTCCCAAAGGATTCCTATTCTCCGCTGAAGAACTGGCAAAGCAAATCGATGCTCGACAGCGAGAGTTCTCGAGGATACTTGGACTGCTGGATGGTGCGCCACAGGCACCTGCCAATTCGCAGGAATACCTGTTTGCATTAGAGAATTACATTTTCCTGAATCAATGCATTGCGGAATGGGCAGTTATTCATAAAAATTGGTTAGAGCGAGCGAAGCGGATAAGTGATGGTTATCGAATATAAAAGGAGTGCTATGGAAGAAGAAAAGAATAGTGAAGTGCTACAGATAATCGAAAATCTCAGAAAGGAAGTAGAAGCATATAAGCAAGTGTTACGAGAAGGATACAACGGTATTCTGTCCGACCTTAAGGCAAATGCTCTTCTTATAGATAAGTGGAATAAAGTTATTGGTACACTACAAGCACAGGCGCAGATGAAAGAATACGCGGATGCTCGCGCTGAAGGAAGACCGCCCAAAGAATTCACGAAGGCCTATTTCGGTGACGCAGCTAATTACCATGCGTGGTACCAATTCGGAAAAGCTGTTGCATTCGCTGATGCTAGAATAGAAATACTTATGGAACTTCGTGACTATATCAATTCAGAACCGGTATTCATAAAGAGCGTGGAACGCATTCACAAAGAACGAAAAAGAAAGAAGCTACAGGAACAATTAAAGGACAGTAAGGAGCTCCTATGTCAAGAGCAATAGGGTTGGATGTAAAGTACGGAAAGCTATTGAACAAAGAAGAGTTATTGAGACGACTGGAGAATGCGAGAAAGAATGCATATGCACATGATCTCGTCACTAGGGACATTGATCGTCAGTTCATTGCCCTATGCGAAATCATCTACAAGCAAGTAGCTGATTGGGAAGATGCGAAGCTCAAGTTCATGCAGCTTCTTGAATTACATAAGAATGATATGAAAGAAACGAAGAAGTTGTGTCAGCAGCAACTAATCGAAGCTACACAAGAGAAAGAGAATGCTAAAGAAGCGGTAAAGAACTCCAAGTACTTCAAGGATCTTGGGGAATTTGCAGAAGTTCATGCGAAGATCAGAAAAGAAGCAGCAGACGAGTTCATAGAGCTCCTCTATAAGAAATTGGATATACAAGCTAACATGCCAGTATGAGCCCGTGACATTTTGTCACAAGCTAGGATAGAAGCAGAGTGATCTAGAAAGGAGAGCAATGAAGCATTGTGAATGTTGTACAAAGAAGGCTCAACTGAAAGAAAAGATCGATGGTGATCTTCTCGTCTTAATGGAATGGCTCAAGAGTATTTCAGTACATGCCAAGGGTCTTGGAACAAAGAACAACACCCATAAAAAGATATGCATCGATATTGAGATAGAAAGAGCAGAAGAACTTATTGCCAGTATCGTATACAATGGGAAATACAAAAGATTCACGCCAATCTGTAATGATGACAGCCAGGCGTAAAAGTCAGTCGTCGACAAATTGTCGGCAGTTGAATTAGAGTTGGTTGTTACACTCGTTGCCTCTTCTTCCCCTAGGTCACAAGACCTGGGGGTTTTGTATTTCTATAAAAATATTTGTTTCCCAACTATTACCCTTTTAGAATCATTTCTGCTAGCGCTATTCTAATAAAAGGAGAGTAGTAAATGTTATTTCCCCAGTTGGGCCCGCAATATTATGATGAGCGACACAAGGGCATATTGTCGCGAATGGAAGCTGCATATGCTGAATCGATCACCATTAACCAATCTCAATGGGCAGAGGCTGATACTGATCTTCGCTTTTATACTGGCGATCAGACCATGTGGAATGATCTATATGGGAACCTTCCTGCCAATAGACGCAGAAACTTCAATTTCAATAGAGTTCGCCGCGTTGTCGACATGGTTTCTGGACATCAGCGCCGCAATCGTAAATCCACCATCTGCACACCAGTGGAGAATGGAGATGCGGAAACAGCTGACCAGTTCACAAAGATCCTTATGTGGATTAACAATCAGGAAGGCGTTCTAGATACTATATCTGAAGCATTTCAGGGTTCTCTGATCACGGGCATGAACTTCCTGCAATTATGGATGGATTACCGAGAGGATCCTATCTCCGGAAACATCAAAGTTGATAACTGTGCGTATAACTCTTTCCTTGTCGATCCCTATATGCGCAAGCAGGACATGTCTGATTGTAATTACATATGGAAGAGATCTTACTTAACCAAGCGTGAATGCATAGCTCTTCTACCAGAGTATACCGATGAGATATTGGCATTATGGGGACACGACAATAGAGATGGCAAGTTCCAGTATATGCCAGAAAGTTTTAATTACGGTTTGAAAAATTTATTGACCTATGATGAATATTATTATCGCGATTATCGTACCCAAAAGATGCTTGTGGACACCAATACAGGCGAGTCAATGGAATGGAAGTCCTCCAGTGAAGAAAGGCTCAAAGAATTCCTCAACGTCTATCCCTCAGTTACAGTCGTTGAACAAGAAATACCAACAGTTCGTCTAGCAATAGTAGTCCAGAATAAGGTTATGTATGACGGCCCACAGCCAATGGGCATTGATAGTTATCCCTTTGTGCCCGTCCTGACTTATTATCATCCTGAGTCCCCTTATTGGCCATTCCGCGTTCAAGGGATGGTACGCGGATTACGCGATGCGCAATATCTTTACAACAGACGCAGAATTATTGAGCTCGACATACTCGAGTCTCAGATCAATAGTGGTTACATCTATAAAGAGAACGCTCTGATCAACCCACGTGACATATTCCTTTCAGGCCAGGGTAAAGGTCTAGCGCTCAAGTCAGACGCTAATATGACTGACGTCATCCAGATTCAGGCGCCACAGATTCCACCGTCGATGATTCAGCTTTCAGAGTTATTAGCAAAAGAGATTCAAGACGGTATGCCTGTTGATAAGATGCAGGATGCGTGTCCTATCGCTACGCAGGATGTAGAGACTAACGAGGAGAACCAGCGGTTCGCGATCAAAGATCATCAGTACGGACCAGCGATTAATCCAGAAGAAAGCTGTGGAACGTGCTCCGTGTTTAACATTACTGAGCATATGCAGCAGTGCATGAAGGACGAGAGCAACGAAGTTGGCTATTGCCAGTTGCTAAAGTTTATGTGCAGTGCTAAGAATAGTTGTGCAGCTTGGGAGGAAG